CCGCGCGTCTGCGGTGCGTCTGAGGCGCTAGCTGCACCCTCGTGCGTCAGTGCGCTTATCGACGGGGGTACCATTGACATCGCAGCGCGGGCATGCAATGTTTGACAGCGTCATGCAGCGTCAGACAACCGTCCGTGTCTCCGTCCGTCTGCCAGCGGCGCTCGTGGAGCGTCTGGACCGATGGGCCGCGTCGCATCCGCGGTGGGCGAGGGCGTCGCGCACGACGATCATTGAGCGAGCCCTCGCCCACGCGCTCGAGCAGCTCGAGCGCGACGCCGGCTAGGTGTGCATCGCATGCGCATGGATGGGGCACGAAAGGGGACCTATGATCATTGGGACGTATCACTATTCTCCCGAAATCCAGCGCGAGATGGCGCGTCGTCGCCGGCGCGAGATGCGGCGCACCGCGCTGATCGTGGGCGCACTCATCGTCGGCTCAGGCGTCGTGTGGGCGGGCGTGTTTGCTGCTGTGGGGTGGGTGGTGCGGTGATCGCCGTCTCCGTCTCCGAAATCCGCACGTACCTACGGTGCCGCGAGGAGCACCGTATCGCGTACGTGCTCGGCATCCGCCCGCGGCAGGCCGACGACCTGCGCTTGCGCGTAGGATCGACGATCGACGCCGCGCTAGGCGCGTGGTGGTCGAGCCGCTCTATGCCGGCCACGCTGGCCGCGGTGCAGGACGAGGGCGCGCGGCAGTGTTTGGATGGGTACGAACTCGCGCGGTGCGAGGCGATGATGCTGGGCTACGATGCGCGGTGGCGAGATGCCCAGGGCAGGATCACCACGCTGGCCGTGCAGCGGACGTGGCAGCTCGAGCAGCCGGACCGACAGCCTTGGGCTCTGCACGGTCGCATTGACGCGGCTATGCGCGCTGGCGATGGGAGCGCTATGGTCGTCGAGCACAAGACGACATCCGAGGATGTGTCGCCGGGGTCGCATTATTGGTCGCGTCTGACCATCGATGCTCAGGCGTCGATGTATCTCGCGGCGGCGTCGGCGATGGGGTTGGACTCGAATCAGTGCATCTACGATGTGCTGCGGAAGCCGGTGTGCGAGCCACATCGGGCGACGGCGCCGGAGCGCCGAAAGTATCGCAAGGACGGCGGGCTCTATGCGACGCAGCGTGAGACCGACGAACCTATCGAGGATTTTCGCTCGCGGTGTATCGAGGAGATCGCGGCCGCGCCCGAGCGATATTACGCGCGGGTGCATGTCACGCGGCTTGAGCGAGAGCTCCAGGCGGCGCTCGACGGATTCCGCGCGGTCGGGCGCGAGATCGTGAGCGCGTATGGGGCGCACGGCCCGGCGCTGCGGACGACGGATGCGTGCCGCAGGTACGGGCGGACGTGCGATTATTTTGACGTGTGTACTGGCGCCGAGGATTTGGCGTCGCACCGATTCAGGAGAAAGGACCAATGAAGATGAAGAAGAAACCCACCCACACTCGCTCCATGAAGCGAGTCCTGGTGCGAACGTATGCCGCAGGCGTGCATTACGGCGTTTTGGTCCGCCGGCGCGGCCAGGAAGTGGAGCTCCGCGACGCTCGCCGCATCTGGGAGTGGCACGGCGCGTATACGCTGCACGAGATCGCGGCCGCGGGCCTCGACCAATCGCGGTCGAAAGTATCAGTGGCGGTGCCTTCGATTGTCCTTTTGGACGCGCTCGAGGTCATCGAATGCACGCCTGATGCCGTGCATTCGTTGCAACACGCGGGGTGGTCAGCATGAGCCAAGCGATGATCATCCGATCTAGTGCGGGCCGGGGCTCGGGCTCGGGTGCGGGCCGGGGCTCGGGCTCGGGCTCGGGCCGGGGCTCGGGCGACGGCTCGGGTTGGGGAGACGGCTCGGGCGACGGCTCGGGCGACGGTTCCGGTTCCGGCTCCGGCTCCGGCTCCGGCTCCGGCTCCGGCGACGGCGACGGCTCCGGCGACGGCTTCGGGTGAGGAGGTGGCATGAAGATCACGACTGGGCGGGTGGAGAGTCCGTGGCGCTGGCTGATCGTCGGCACTGAGGGAGTGGGCAAGACGACGTTTGCGTCGACGTGTCCGGCGCCGCTTTTTTTGGCGGTCGAGGCCGGCACCAACGAGCTCGACGTGGCGCGCGTCGAGGAGCTGCACACGTATGCGTCAGTGCGGGATGCGATCGCCGCACTGACGGTCGATGCGCAGGGCTATCAGACGATCGTGGTCGATACGGTCGATGCGCTCGAGGCGCTCATCGTCGAGCATCTTTGCGCGGAAAACAAATGGCGCGACATCGAGGCGGCCGGGTACGGAAAGGGGTACGTGGCTGTCCAGCATGAGATGCGGGCATTGCTTGGCTCTGTCGAGCGCATGCAGCGCTCGAGCGGTGTCAACGTGCTACTGGTCGGGCACGCGGCGGCCAAGCGGTATGCTCCTCCTGACTCGGAGCCTTACGAGCGCTACGACCTGAAAATGCACGAGAAGTGCAGCGCGCTTATGCGCGAGTGGGTGGATTGCGTTTTTTTCGCTCAGCACGAGGTTGTTGTTCGGGAGCTGAAAAACGAATCGAAGCGACGAGGCTTTTCGACGGGCGAGCGCGTCATCAGAACAACCGAAACCGCGGCGTGGCGGGCCAAGAATCGTTACGGACTGCCCGAGACGATGAGGCTCGACGCGGGGACCTGCGCGGAGATTTTGTCCGCGCGGGCGCGCGATCCGAAGCGCGATCTCGAGGCTCTGCTGGTCGGCGTGCCGACGGAGCGAGCAGATCGCGTGCGGACGTGGTTTGCGACTCAAAGCGACAAATCAGCCGCGGTGGCCATTGCCGCTGAGCGGCTCAGGAGGTCGGAATAATGGATCAGGGCAAGTATCGGGCGCGCGCCGTGCGCCACAGTTTCGGCGTGGCGAAGACCGGCACCGAGTATGTCGCGGTCGAGTTCGAGATCGTCGACGACGACGAGAAGCGCACCATTGTGTGGCGCGGGTACTTCCACGCGAAAACGGCGGAGCGCACGCTCGAGGCGCTGCGCTATGCGGGCGCGGCGCTGGAGGATGATGACATCTTCGATCTCCGCGGGCTCGGGAGCGCGGAGGTCCAGTTAGTGGTGGAGCTCGAGGCCGGCGAGCGCGGCGGAAGCTGGCCGGTGGTCCGCTACGTCAATCGTCTCCCCTCTGCGCGCGCCATGGCCGAGACGACGATGGATCAGGACGCTATGCGGCGGCTGCGCGAGCGCATGCGCGGCGTGCTCCGCGCCCAGCGGGTCGCGTCCAGCGGGCGGGCCGAGCGCGTGCGCGATGTCGTGCGCGATGTGATGACCGAGGACGTGCCGTTCTGAGGGGGGGGCCATGGTGCGCGGTCTATGCTTTGGGTGCGGTCGAGAGATCGCGTACGTCTACGATGATGATGGCGTCACGCGGCCTGTCGAGCGGGCGCCGGTGGTCGGGCGGCCGGCGGCTGGCGGCCGGGCATGCGTGACCGCCACCGGGCGGTGGGTCTGGCTGGAGGAGCTCGGCCCTGGAGATGGCGCACACGCTATCGGTGCGTATGCGATGCACGACTGTCCCGGAGAGCGAGGCGGGCAAGCATGATGATCATGATCCTACCGGGTACGCGCGTGGGCGCTCGGACTGTGCTTGAACGCATGCCGGCGCCGGAGAAAGAGCGCGGCGCCGCGTGGTATCGCGTCCGGTGCGGGTGCGGTCGTGTGCAGGCCGTGCGAGGTGCCAACCTGCTGCGCGGGCGGGCGGACCGCTGTCGATCGTGTGCGGCTACGGGACGCCGAGCCGTGCATCGGATGGCGCTCGAGCTCATGTTGCTGGCGCTCGAGCGGCACGAGATCGATGCCCCGCTGGTGGTGCTCGAGCTGGGCTGGACGGCCAAGCGCGCGGCGGCGGGGATGTCGAGCGCTTGGCGGCGCGGCATGCTGGAGCGGCATCGGCAGGGTGTGTATCGCCTGACGCGGAGTGGCCGGGCGTATCTGGGGGACATCGCCGACGGGCGTCGAGGTGATCGACACGGGCTGGCTCGCGAGATTCGCGCGGCGCAAGAAGGTGTCACATGAGTAGTCCTGGACACAATTGGACGAAGCACGAGCGCGCTGGCTGGTCCGTCTGCTCGCGCTGCGGGATGGTCCGCAACTACGACCGGCCAATAGCGGGATGCCGTGGGGTAATGGGCAACATCGCCGTGCGTGGCGGCATGACCATGACCACGGTCGAGGAAGAAACCGAGGCTCATGTCTGCTCGGTCTGCGCTCGCCCCACAGGCTTCGGTGACGAGGACAAGTTCGAGCCACCCGTAAACCTCGCCCGGTGTCCCGCGCCCGGTGGCATGGAGTGTCGAGCCGTTGCGCAGGCCGTTGCCCCGTGGCGACGAGAAAACGAGACGCTACGGGCGAACTGCGATCACCTCAGTTCGGAGAACGCCTCACTAGCCAGCCAGGTCGAGTCGATGGCGATGCGCATCGAGAGCCTCGCCGAGGAACTGGCGAAGCCTGAGGACGTGAGGCTTCGCGAGGTGATCGATGCGCTCGACGGTCGGGCGGTCATCTTCGATGGCATGGGAGCGCGCGTCAGACACTTGGTCGACGAGATGGACGAGTGGATCGAGAGGGCGGGAGAGGCCGAGCGGATGGTGGAAGCCGCGCGCCGTAGCCTGTCCAGCGTCGCAGAGAGCATGACCGAGCACGCGTACCAGGAGCTTGCGTCTGCGCTTGAGGCGCATCCTCGGAGGGGCCCATGACACTGTCGCGCATCGAAGAAATTCGGGTGGTTGCGTCTGAATGGGAGTTCGACAAGCGTATCCCCGCCCCCCGCGCCGCCAGACTGCTCAAGGAACTGTTGCATCGAATCGACGAGTTAGAGTCTGGCATCGGCCAAATGAGGCTGCTTGCCGCGCTTCCGCTGCCGCCTGAAGTGGTGGCCAAGGTGAGCGAGGCCGATCGTCTCCGCAAGCTGTTCGATGACGCCGGAGAGGGGCAGTACAACGTGCTGAATCTCGTCGAGAGCTACCAGCGCAACTCGATGGAGGCTGACGAGCGGCTCCGTGCGGTTCGCAAGCTGCTCGAATGGAACGGCTGTGAGTGCGAGTGCGAGCACCACTGGGAGGACCATGACGACGACTGCGATCGGTGCCTCGCGTGTCGCATCGGAGAGGCGATCGGAAAGTGAGTTCGTGCAGAGCAACGAACGCCAAGGAGTGAGCTGTGCGGATCGATGATCTGATCGAGGCGCTGCTTCGCGCGCGCGAGGCGGGCGCGGTAGACGTGTGCGTGGACGTCACGCCCGTGATGTCTAGCGGCTGGTCGCGTGATGTGGAGATGCCGTCGGTGCGTGGCGCATCGACGATAGGCAGCATCGGTGCGGACGGCGCGGTGGGTACGACAGTGGTGCTGTGGCTCGATGCTGACGCCTAGACCTTATCAGCTCGACCTCGTGGCGCGCGCACGCGCCGCGTTCACCAGCGCGAACGCCGTGCTCGCCGTGCTGCCCACCGGCGGAGGGAAGACCGTCGTGGGGAGCATGGTCGTCTCCGGCGCTCTCGGGCGCGGCCGGCGTGTGCTGTGGCTCGCCCACCGGCGCGAGCTCATCCGGCAGGCGGCGAGCCGCCTACCGGGCGAGATCGGGGTGGTGATGGCCGGCGACAGGGAGCGGCCGCTCGCCCCGGTCCAGGTCGCGTCGATCGACACGCTACTTGAGCGAGACGTGTATCCCACGGCCGAACTGCTCGTCTACGATGAGGCGCACCACATCGTCGCTGCTACGTCCCGACGGCTGCTGGAGCGATATCCCAGCGCAAAGGTACTGGGCCTCACCGCCACGCCCCAGCGGGCCGACGAGACCGGCCTAGGCAACGTATTCGATGCGATGGTGCAGGGTCCGTCGGTCGCCGAGCTCATGGCCGATGGTCATCTCGTGCCCGTGGACGTCGTCGGACCGACCGTGGCTGTGCAGCGGGGGCGCATCGCCGAGGACCCCTGCGTTGCGTGGGCTCGATACGCCCCCGGCCGCCCTGGCCTGCTGTTTGCGCGGTCGGTCGAGGAATCAAAAGACTACGTGGCACGCATGTCCGCACAGGGGATGCGTGCCGCACACGTCGATGGCGGCACTGCGGCCGGAATGCGAGACGATGTCATAGAGCGCTTCCGGGCTGGAGACATCGACGTGCTGTGCTCTGTCGGCGTCTACACCGAGGGCGTCGATCTGCCCCGCGCCGAGGTCTGCATGCTTGCGCGGCGCGTGCAGTCCGTCGGGCTATATCTACAGATGGTGGGCCGCGTGATGCGCCCGCATCCGGCTAAGACGCGCGCGATCGTCATCGATCTGTTCGGGGTGGCGCAAAAGCTAGGACTACCGGACGAGCATCGAGCATGGACGTTGGAGGGTCGAGGTATCGAGGCCGGAGATTTGCGCGTCGCGCTGACGCAGTGCCTGCAATGCGGTTTGCTGCGCAAATCTACCGGCGCGCGGCAGTGTCCGCGATGTGGATACATGCCGCCGCCGCAACCTGTCCTGACGCCTATGCGACAGACGTTGCGCGCGGTGCAATGCAGTCGTCCCCACGCATCGCCAGACGAGCGCCAGCGTGCCTACCAGCGCTGGCAGCAAATCGCGGCTGAACAAGGATACAAGATGGGATGGGCGAAAATCCGATACAAGCAAGCATTCGGCCGATGGCCGCTGGAGGCAGAGTGACTGACGACGACATCCGCATTGCGATTTGTTTGCTCGTAGGCAGAGCTCACGCCAACGCGACAAAAAAAGGCTTTTGGTCGCCGGCTCCTGAGTTCGGCACATCGATCGCGCTCATCATGAGCGAGCTCGGCGAGGCGCTCGAGGCGCACCGCGCAGGCGACGGACCGAGCGCCAAGATCCAGACGAGCCACGTCGCCGAGGAGCTCGCGGACGTCGTTATTCGGGTCTGCGATCTGTGCGGGTACTACGGCCTGCCGCTGGATCGAGCCATCATTGAGAAGATGGCGCACAACGCCAGTCGGCCGCACAAACACGGGAAGGCATATTGATGCGGGACGACGAGATGGAAGACATCCGCAACCTGATTGATCAGCTCGAGGATGCGACCGAGGACGAGGAGCGGCAAATCGTGCAAATCCTCCGCGAATACATCCGCGACGCGCGCGGTGTGCACGACCGCGCGATGATCGAGTGGCACGAGCGCCGCAGGCCCGATGTGCTCGCTGAAATGCGTCACAGATACGCACCGGGGCGTGCTCCATGATGCGTGAGGCTATCTTGCGCGTGCTGGCGGACCACGCCGAGCGCAGCATCACGGACGTTCTCGACGCTCTACCGCCGAGCGCCGACCTCGCGCATACGCGACGTCTGCTACGTGAGCTCGCCGAGGAGGGCACGCTCGTCCAGCGGAAGCAGGGACGGGTCGCGCTCTATCGGATGTCAGGGGCGCCCGTAGGTGGGCCTCGAGGAGCTAAGCTCGATGAGGCTACGCGCGCGCGACTGATCGCCGCGCACGACAGCGACGAGAAGACCGCGGCGATTGCGGCGCGGTTCGGGCTGTCGCTCGCTGCGTGCGTCGCGGTCTGGCGCGCGGCGGGGCTGTCGCATCGGCAGCAAGCCAAGAGCCTGACGACGACGGTGCAGCGCATCGAGGCGTGTGCTCGCTCGTGCAAGCGATGTCATCAGCGAGACGTGCCGCTCCGCTATGCGCCGGGCAACGCGCGCCGGCGTGGTTTCTACTGCGGGCGGTGCTCGCCGTGAAAGAGTCTGTCGCGCTCACACAGATCCGTCTAGCGCTTGGCGATCAGCCCGGCGTCATCCTGTGGCGTAACAGCACGGGCGTCGCGCGAGCGGCGAGCGGCCACCATGTCAGGTACGGGCTGGCGGTCGGGAGCGCTGATCTCATCGGCATCGTGGACGGGCGATTCGTTGCGCTCGAAATCAAGAGTGACTCGGGCCGGTTGCGTCCCGAGCAAGAGCTGTATCTAGAGCTGGTGCGCAAGCACGGCGGGTTTGCGGCTGTCGTGAGAGATGGCGCTGAGGCGCTCGCGGCCATCGCGCGGTGTCGCGCGGGTGAGTCACTGTGACGATGGGGGCATGTGATGAGTGCGGACGAGACCACCAGCGCAAGCATGGCCACGGATACTGCTGTCACGACTGCGAGAGCACGGCCCTCTGGCGGTGGCGTGTGGCGAGAGACGACCGATTCGATCTTGCTCGATGCTGCGCTGGCGTATGCGCAGCGAGGCTGGGCGGTGCTCCCGGTCGCGGACGACGGGAGCAAGCGCCCTCTGCTGGCGCAGTGGCCGACTCGAGCAAGCACTGACCCATCGACGATCATTGCGTGGTGGGAGCGGTGGCCGACCGCGAACGTCGGCGTACTCACCGGCGTGCGCAGCAAGATCTGGGTCGTGGACATCGACCCCCGCAACGGCGGTCACGACAGCTGGGATGCGCTGCTGTTCGAGCACGGACCGATCGAGACGCGGACGTCGCTGACCGGCGGCGGTGGGTATCATCTCTTTTTCGCGTGGGACGAGGAGTCGCCCGCCCGCGGCAAGCAGCTTGCGCCGGGCATCGACGTCAAGACAGACGGCGGTTACGTCGTGGTGCCGCCGAGCACGCATCAGTCGGGCGGCTCGTACCGCTGGCATCTCGATCTCGAGCCGGAGCGTGCGCCTCAGTGGCTGTCGGCCATGGCGGGCGCGCGAGGAGCGCCGCCCCAGCAGACACAGCCGATCGGGCCGCTGTCACCTGATCAGCGCGACCGCCTCGCGGACCGCGCACTGTCGCGCGCTGTGGCGACTGTGCGCCACGCCCTCGAGGGCGCGCGCAACCAGACCCTCAATCGAGAGGCGTATTCGCTCGGCCGGCTCGTGGGCGCCGGCGTGGTCGATCGTGCCGTCGTCGAGGCCGCGCTCAGCGCCGCGGCGACCGACGCCGGGCTCGAGCGCCTCGAGGTGCAGCGCACGATGCGCAGCGGGCTGGATGCCGGGGTGCAGCGCCCATATGAGCGGCCCGAGCGCCCCGCCGTCCAAGCACCTGCGACGGACGCGCCGCCCTGGACGGCCGAGCTCCAGCGCAACGACAAGCAGCGCGTGCTTCCCACCGATTTGAACGCGCTTCTCATCGTCCGCCACGATGCGCAGGTGGGCCCGCTCCTGGCGTACGACGTATTGCTCGAGCAAGCTGTATTCCTGCGCGCGCCGCCGTGGGACCCATCCGCCGGCGCACGTCCCGTGGTGACCGCCGACGGACACCGCGCGCTCGCGTATCTGTGTCCGCTCTACGGACAGCCGGCGTTTCGCGCGCCGCAGATAGACCGCGCGCTTGAGACGGTCGCCCACGATCGCATCATCGACCCCGTCCGCGATTATCTCACAGGTCTCCGGTGGGACGGGACGCCGCGTATTGAGCGCTGGCTGTCTCGATATCTGGGCGCGGCCGATGATGCGTACACGCGCGGCGTCGGTATGCGATGGCTGGTGTCCGCGGTCGCGCGCGCGCTTCAGCCGGGCTGCAAAGCCGACCACATTCTGGTTCTGGAGGGCGCGCAAGGCGCGGGCAAGTCGAGGGCGCTACAGGCGCTCGCCTCGCCCGCGTGGCACAAGGACACAGCCATCGACGTGGAGAGCAAGGACGGCGCGCTGGCGAATCGTGGGGTGTGGATTCGGGAGTTCGGCGAGCTCGGGGGCCTGGGCCGCGCCGACATCGAGAAATGGAAGTCATTTGTAACCCGGACGCATGATGCCTATCGCCCACCGTACGAGCGGCGAGAGGTCAGCATCCCGCGACGGTGCGTGTTCGCCGGCTCGACGAATCGCGGCGAATATCTCTCGGACGCGACGGGCGCTCGCCGCATATGGCCCGTCGCTGTCGATCGAGTCGACGTGGATGCCATCGTGCGGGACCGCGACCAGCTCTGGGCTGAGGCGCGCGAACGATACTCCGTCGGGCAGCCCTGGTGGCTCGAGGACGACGACCTGCGTGGTCTCGCCGAGGAGCGACAGTCCGATCGGCAGGTGGACGACCCCTGGCTGCATGAGGTCCGAGAGTGGGTCGAGCGCGCGACCCAGAACCACGCAGAGGTTACCGTGGCGGCGGTCCTGCGGTCGATCGAGCCGGCGGCCGGGCGGTGGACACCCGCGGCACGCCAGCGCGTGGGGGACATCCTGCGCGCTCTTGGGTATACCCGCGTCAGGAGTTCCACCGGGGACAGGGCTTACCTGTACGTGCGTCCCGGTGATTAGACTCGGCCGGTGGACGGCCGGTGGACGGCCGGTGGACGGCGCTTTTCTCAATCCTTTT